CGCTATGCTGTGCCATAGAGGGCATCATGAGACGAGGGAAGTTTGGTCATGGAAGGATTTTCAAGATTTATATGGGGGATTTGAGATGAGATGGATTCTAAAGGGTAAGAAATGCAAGCACTGCGGGAGGTGGGTGTGATGGCGATAACAAATAATGATATAAAGTCTCTATCGGAACTAACTCTAGAAGACCTATTTAGGTCTCGCGTGGAGTCTGAGATTAGGAAAAAGTTCGAGGAAATGAGTAAGCCAGTCATAGATGAGTGCGTTCGTATAGCGGCGGCAGGACTAGAGATCGCCATACTTAAACACTATGATATTTGCAAAGATAGTGTCGCTTTCCAGCTAAAGATCAATGATAAGGTGGAAAAGTATGGAAGCTAATAGAAATGACATCCTAACTGTCGCAACCATGTGGCTAGCCGCATCCTTCCTAGCCACGCTTGGGATGCTCGCTATCGATTGGTGGTTGATATGATGGGATGGGAGCCAGCATGTGTTTCAGCCATTTTCGCCTCCCTATCTAAGGGGACCTGCGGTAAGCACGGATACGCCACAGAGAAAGCCGCCAAGCGCAAGATGAAAGAGATTCGCAAGAGGCGTTCGGATACGAGCCGTCGTAAGTTTGGCAAGTTCGAGACTCGCGTGTATCAGTGCAACGCTTGCTCTCAATGGCATTTAACGTCGCATGAGTTTGAGGACTGAAACTGTACAAATGCCCTATTGATTTGCGCCTGAAACCGTGGATACTTGACTGAAACGAGGGGTTGATATGGCTAAGCTAACTTCCAAGTCACGCAATTCGCTTCCCAAGTCGGACTTTGCTGGTCCTGGCCGAAGCTATCCTGTACCAGATAAGAGTCATGCAGCGAACGCTAAAGCTCGCGCTACGCAGCAGTTGAAGGCTGGCAACTTGAGCCCATCGGCTAAGGCCAAGATCGACGCTAAGTCTAACAAGGTGCTTCGGGGTAAGAAATGATCGAGAAAGATACCGTTCTCGTCTGGAAGAGGCCCAAGCTTAGCTGGAACAGCTTTAACCCCGAGGCCGCTAGCCTAGACAATCTGCTTAAGCCTATCCTAGTTCGCTGGATGAGTAGGGATGAGCTTGAGGAGATGTATCCTCCTGAGAAGGGTTCGACAGATTGCTGATTTCAACCATTGCTAGGCCCGCTGAATGCCCTTCAACGGTCCTGCTGTGAAGCACTACCGGGCCACGCGTAGTCAACCCAGATTTCCCCCTAGCACCATACGCGTCCGTCCGCCTAGCAATGATCCATTCGCCCATAGAGGGCAGCGAGACTTCGGCAGGCTTAAGCGCCGAGGGAAGTAAGCCAAAGGCCCTGAAAGCCGGAGGTGCAGGAATACGCTAGACACTCATGCCCATTCATGAGTTGTAGTCTCTCCCAGCCAAAGGGATCTAGCTAATATTTTGGAAGTGCCGCCCTTCACTGCATAAGGGTTTTAGGTAGGTGATTGAAAGAACGATGGCTACGTTCATATAAATGTTAGGGCACTATCTTTCAGTTAGTGCGTATGCATCCTAAGATGAACCTAAAAGAGTCAAAAAGATGCCCTAGATGTTAGCCGCTGGGCAGTCATCTACCTAAAGTCTTCGTTAGGATCCGAAAGATAGAATCGTCAAGGATTGATGGGTGGTGCAATCCTCCCTGAACCGGTGACCTAATAATTAGGGCAACGCTCTGGTATCCAGTCCAGCGGAAATACGGCTAGAACAGTGGATTGCCGCGCCGCCCTCTCGCGTAATAGAGGGCTTTAGGTAGGTGGTTGCCTAGGCAGTCGCGACTGCTGGGAACAGAGGTAGCCGAGTTGCCTCGCGGCCAGCCATCTACCTAAACAAGCTTTGGAAGTGAATTCGCAGGCTGATGCGCAGCGCGAAAGCGAGTCGGCGGGAGAGGATTAGTGCCCGCGATGCCGGAGATCAGCGCCGGCCACTTCCGCCAATTTCAGTGTGTAGCTCAGTCTAGTGGGGGTTAGTATGAACTGGGAAATCGAGGACTGCTTGATCCGGCTAGAGAACGGCATGTATGAAGGAAATGGCCGTTCTCCTGGAAGGGATCGGTATACGATCGAGCAGCATATTCGTGAGCTTGAAAGTGAAAATAAGAAGCAGCGGCAAATGTTGACTGACCTGCTCAGGCAGGATCAGCTCCGGCCAACCTAGCCATTAAGTGAACTTTGGAGTTCAGTATGAAGCCAGTAATACGCATGTCTCATGGGAAGTGGAAATGCCATAACGGCGATTTCATGGGTTCCATTCCAATTTGGCATTCGGGGTCATCTCCAAAGGATGCATACAATAAAGCGAAGCTCTTTAAGGATGGCCCGCTTAACTTTATCCGTAAGAACATGTCATTCCTTAGGAAGATTCCTGCCTATACCGCATCCCTTTGACATGCCTAAGTATCTGTCTACTATCGCTACATCCAGATGAGGAAAGATCTATGAACGGCTATTACAAGGTTCCGCTTCGTCAGGTGTATTGTGAAAGCCTGTTCGATTGCGTTGTCCACACTGTCTATTGCTTGGTATGGCTGAAGGTAACTTCACCTTTCCGGGCTAAGTTTACTGATATTGGATGAACCCATGAAAATGAAATCTAAGTCCACCATGATCCCTGGCGCTAAGCAGCGCATGGAGTTCAAGGGAAAGCCTGCGGCGGTCAAGAAGGCCCAGAACATCGCCCGCAAGTCCGATAAGGCCATTGCCAAGAAGACTGGCACTAATGGGTTGGCTAAGAAGTGGCCCGGCTAACAATCGTTGACTTCCCGGTGAAGGTTTCCTTAGCGGATATCCCGGGACGTCTTCGCCAGTTGGCTGATGACTATGAGGCCGGTAAGGGCGATGGACTGCCCAAGACCTTTGTTTTCGTTGAAGGTCATAGCGAAGGAACGATCAGAGTTGGATGCTTTGGCGACTGTCCAACGCAATGGGAGGTTGTAGGTCTCCTTACCTTGGCTGGTGGTATCTTCACTAATGATTGAAATAGGTTTATTTATCCGGGTAATATCTGCCTAAGATCATTAAAGATCAGGATGAGATCAGGATCATGAAGTTCGAAGCCGGAAAGTCTGGCAATAGGTCCGGGAGGCCGCCTGGGATCGCCAACAGGGCGACCCGAGAGTTCAAGGATACAGTCCGCAAGCTTTTGGAAGACAACGCTGAGAACGTCTCCCGTTGGCTTACAATCGTTGCAGAGGGAGACGGCACTGAGAACGGCAAGGCAGAGCCAGCCAAGGCGCTCGATCTCATCTCCAAGCTCGCTGAATATGCCTTCCCAAAGCTTTCTCGGGCCGAAGTCACTGGCAGGGATGGCAAGGACTTGTTTGCGGAATCTTCCGATGCCGACCTAAATCAGCGTATCCTCGCGCTTATGGCGGCTAACGAGAAGACGAAATGACATGGTTGAGCGCATTTAGTAGTGGAACTTTAGCCGTCGAGGTGACTTACATAGGGTCGTCTCTGTTCTCGGGGATAATCGGCCTGAACGGCTCGGTCAATTTTGAGGATGCTAACTCAGATTTCACCTGCACCCTGTCGGTGGATTCTGATGGGGTAATATCGCTGTCGAGCACGGCCATGCCCAGCAATTGGACTGGGGGCCGATATATCGTCTCTCTAGCCATTCCCGCCAACCCTTCCTTCACTGGCCTACGGCTCAGTCAGTGCTCATCCGATCCCGGCGTATTCGGAGGCGTTCAGCTTTCCAGCCTTAGTGATGGGACTGTCACGAACTTTGAAGGTTCTTCCTTCGTCTATGGATCGCTTCCCGTTGGAACTTTTGGCATGGGCTCAGTCCCCGGTGGTGGCTAATGACCGTCCTCTATCAGTCGTTCCAGCCTGAGATTAACGTCGAAATGGCACCAGATTGCGATGAAATAGGCAATGCGACGAAGATCATAGCTTCGGCCTGGGATCGGACCAGAGTCTTCGTTGGGCGCCTTATACGCGGCGAGAAGCGATGCCTTCTCGTGGACTTCAATGGTGCCTTAGACAAGGCTAGAACTATCGTCGGCGTCAAATGGCAATGCGGCCAGCCCTATATCGCCATCATGTCGAATGCGCGGATTCAATCGGATCTTCGGTCCACGGCAGTCGATGTCCAGGCGAATTACCCGAATGACACCATGTTCAAGTGCACCGCCTATCTGGATAACGGCGAGCGTTACGTACAGACGATCCGTATGTCGGTTGACGACACCTATTGGTTCGATGGCGATACCGTCCAGCAGAATGGACCGACGCTTCTGACTGTTGGGACTATCGGGTGAGTTTCGAGCATCTTTCCCGCGAGGAAAAGATAGAACTCATTACGCTGCTTGAGGAACAGCAGCGACGCTATAGCGTCAACAAGCTGGCTACCTATATAGCCTATCCAAAGCAAGCGGAATTCCATGAAAATGGGTCGAAGTTCCGCGAACGTCTGCTTATGGCAGCTAACCAAGTGGGTAAAACGTGGTGCGCTGGGTTTGAATGCGCCATGCATGCCACTGGCATCTATCCCGATGATTGGAAAGGCCGGCGCTGGGATAGGCCAACTGTTGGTTGGGCTGCATCCGTCACTATGGAAGTTAGCCGAGATGCCGGACAGCGCATCCTTTTGGGGCGAGACGTAGCCCGTGGAACGGGAGCTATTCCTGGTGACCTCATTGAATCCATATCGTCTTATCCGAACGTGGCTGGCGCTGCGGCGATGTGCAAGATTCGCCATGTCTCTGGCGGCCTCTCTACGATCGTATTCAAGTCCTATGACCAGGGACGAAAGAAGTTCCAGGGCGATACCATCGATTGGTTCTGGCCCGATGAGGAGCCGCCGGAGGATATCTATTCCGAGGGCCTGACCCGTACCAACGCGACGGGTGGCATGGTTCTCATGACCTTCACGCCATTGCTTGGCATGTCCAAGGTCGTCCATCGCTTCATGAATGAGCCTTCTGAGGACCGTGCTGTAACCCGCATGGGGCTTAAGGACGCCAACCATTACAGTGATGCGGATAGAGAGCGGATCGTCAACAGTTATCCCGAGCATGAGCGAAAAGCCCGTGTCGAGGGCCTTCCCATGCTTGGACAGGGCATGGTGTTCCCCATCGCTAGGGAAGCCATATCCGTTGATTCCTTTCCTATCCCTCCTCACTGGCCCAGAGTGGCCGGCCTAGACTTCGGCTGGGACCATCCTACCGCCAGCTCCTGGATAGCCTGGGACCGCGATGCCGACATCGTCTATGTCTATGACTGCTACCGCAAGTCTAAGGAAACGCCCATCATCCATGCCGCATCCATTAATGCCAGAGGCAAATGGATTCCCGTGATGTGGCCTCATGACGGCCTACAGCACGATAAGGGATCGGGCGAGCAGATCGCCACACAGTATCGAAATCTCGGTGTGAGGATGCACCATGAAAAGGTTACCTTCTCGGATGGGACGAATGGTGTAGAAGCAGGCATTCTGGACATGCTCACTCGAATGCAGACGGGCAGACTCAAGGTGTTCAGCCATCTAGAGGATTGGTTCGACGAATTCAGCATGTACCACCGCAAGGATGGCCTGATTGTCAAAGAAAGGGACGATATCCTTTCGGCAACCCGTTACGGAATCATGGGCTTACGCTTTGCTCAAGTGGAAACGAATGAGGTTGAAGAATACGATTTCCCGGTAGACTATTAAGAAATACTTAAAGGTTGACGCCCATGGCCGTTAAAAAAGATCAAGACCGCATCTCAGAGATGCAGGATCGCTACGAGAAGGCCCAAGAGGGCTGTACTGAGCGATATGACGCGGCAGCGGACGATATCCGTTTCGTGACCATTCCTGGGTCTCAATGGGATTCACGGCTACGCGCTAGGCGCGGTGATCGGCCAACCTATGAGTTCCCTAAGCTTTCCTCGCATGTCCGCATGGTGGTCAATGAGATGCGTCAGGCGAGGCCGCAGGGTAAGGTCCGTGGCGTAGAGGAGTCGGACGTTGGCTTGGCTGAAATCATCCAGGGTTTAGGACGTAACATCGAGGATATCTCGAATGCCGATTTCGCCTATCTCAATGCCTATCAGCAGGCAGTCAAAGGTGGCCTTGGCTGGATTGCCTTAGATACAGACTATGCCAACCAGGACGATTTTAACCTCGATATCCTGATCTGTCCGGTGCGAAACTTCGCTAGCGTGAAGATCGACCCCTCGGCGGTCAAGATCGATCGTTCAGATATGATGTTCGCCTTCGAGGAAGATACCCTTTCAGTTGACGAATATAAGCGCCAGTTCCCGGATGCAGATATCACGGGGTTCTTTACCGATCAGCAGTCAGTAGACTGGCGAACCGATAACAAGGTACGTATCGCTCGCTATTGGTGGAAGTCGCCTGTCAATCGCACTCTCTGGGCCTTGAGCAATGGCGACACGGTCTATAAGGACGATGTCAAAGACCAGTTCAATTGGATGGATGAGTCTGAGGTTAGTGCCTCTCCCGAGGAGATCCTTGCGGCCAATGGAATTTCCATTCTTAAGGAACGTGAGGTCAAGGACCATAAGGTCATGTGTGCGCTGACCAATGGCTATGAGTTCCTGACTGATCCTTACGAGTTTCCTTCCTGCCACATTCCTCTAGTTCCCGTATGGGGCGATATCGAAAACATTGATGGTGATGACTATTGGCAGGGCATGGTTCGCCCATCAAAGGATCAGCAGCGCCTTATCAATGTGTTTGGAACTGCCCAAGTTGAGGCGGTTGCGAAAGCTCCGAAGACCCCATTCATTCTAAAACAGGAGTGGATCAAGGGTTTTGAAAAAATGTGGTCGAATGCCAATGCGGAGGATCGACCCTATCTTCTGATTACTGATTCGGCTACTGGCGTTCCGCAACGTGTTCAGGGGCCTGAAATCCCAGCTGCGATGATCCAGCTGTCCCAAATCGCTAACAACGATATGAAGGACACGACAGGTATCTATAACGCCAGCCTTGGGCAACAATCCAACGAACTATCCGGCGTGGCTATCAATAGCCGTAAACAGCAGGGATCAGTAGCCACTTTCCACTATATCGATAATCTTTCCCACGCCATTCGCCGTGTCTGGGAAATCATGATAGACATGATGCCAAGGGTGATCGATACAAAGCGTGTAGTTCGCATCCTGGGAGCTGATGGGGCTGCGGAATGGAAGCAGCTTTATCAGGAAGTACAAGACCCGATGACAGGACAGACAGTCGTCCTTAACGATATCTCGAAGGGTAAATACGACGTCACGGTCACCATTGGACCTTCGTATGCCACGCAGCGCCAGGAGGCTGTAGATGCTTTCTCCCAGCTCGCTGGCCAGATCGGTGGTGCATTCCCTGCCATTGGCCCGTTGCTGGCCTATCAGGTTGTTAGCAACCTTGATCTTCCTGGTTCTGAGGAGGTTTCCGAGGCCCTTCGCACCGCGCTTGTCAAACAAGGGCTGTTGCCACCTAAAGAGGGTGATCAGCCGCCTGCTCCGCCGCCGCCTGACCCCAGGGTTATGGCCGAAGTGGAAGAGATCATGGCTCGTGCTGGCAAGCATCAGGCAGATGCGGCTGCGGCTACCGCTAAGGCGCAGACCACATTGCCGACTGCCATGGCCGACAATCAGAAAACCTTGGCCGAGGCTGTACAGAAGCAAATCGAAAATCTCATTGCTCAGGGGCATCTACAGGTCGTTCATAACGCTGTGAGAACGACCCAGGCTATGGCTGACCATATGGATGCTACCAATCAAGCCATGGGTTCTGGAATCGTTGGTGGCGACCTCCTACCTACCCGAGTTTCCCGAAATGAGCTGTCAAATGTAGATCCATCGCAGTTCAACGGCTCCTATTGAGTCGAGCGTAACGGCGCAATCCGTCATCCTTAAGGGGATCTAGCACCATGGAAAACCACGAAGTTATTACCGCTCAACCGCCAGCAGCAGCCCCTGCTCCGCCAGTCGTAGAGGCTACGCCAGCTGTTGATCCAGTCATTGAGGAGTCGGCTGAGCAAATCGCTACCCGTGAGGCAGATGAAGCGGCTAAGCGCGAGAAGGAAGAGGTCAGGAAGAAGAATCGGACCACGGCCTATATCGAGCGCACCCAGCAGCGGGTCAGGGAGCAGGAAGAAGAACTTCGCCAGCTTCGCGAGCAGGTAAGCCGGGTAAGCCAGCCACAGCAGATACCTGGACCTGTGGAGGGCGAGCCTCGGTTAGCTGATTTCAACTTCGATATTGAGGCTTTCCAGCGCGCTCACTCCAACTGGACGCTTGACAACTTCAAGAAGTCTGCGCAAGAATCCGCGAAACAAGCGGAAACTGAGCGTAAAACCCGCGAACTAGCGACAAGTTACGACAATAGGCTGAACGACTTCGTTGCCGATCATCCTGATTTCCCCGTAGCTATCGCAAATATGCGGATTGTCCCGCCTCAAGAGTTTCAGCTCGCGATCATGGCCCATGAGCAGGGGCCTGCCATCGCCTATCACCTTGCTCAGCATCCAGAAGATGCGTTGAAATTGGTCCAGACGCCAGCCCAATACGCTGAGTATGCTGTCCAAGACATCGCATCGCGCCTCCAGGCCGCGCCTCAAGAAGCGCCTATCCCAGCTCGTTCGATTTCTCAGGCACCTACGCCTGTGCCCTCTGTTCAGGGCCGTGCTCCGACAAAGACACCTGTCGAGAAGCTTACGGACGATGAATGGTATGCACGGCAGAAGGCCGAGAGACGGAAGAAATAAGGCCTGAGGACATCGAGTCCTTGGGAAAACTCTTGAGGACTCATGCATGGCAAATAACATCCTTACCCACCAGATGATCGCCCGCGAAGCCGTGGCGATGTTGGTGGAAGATACGTTCATCAAGACCATTAATACAGGTCGATCCGATGAATTTGGCGAAACCGTCAATGGCTATAAGAAAGGCCAGACGGTTTCTATCGATGTTCCGGCCACTCCTGTTGCCTTTGATGGCGCTAGCTTCGCTGGCGGTGGTTCGGCCCCGGACTTTACCGAAAGCTCCGTTCTGCTGACTCTTGATACGCAAAAGCATGTCCCATTGACCTTTACGGCCAAGGAAAAGCTGCTCAATATCACCGAGTTCAAGAATCGTATTCTTCGCCCATCGATGCAGGCGCTGATCTCGACCGTGCAGGCCGATCTCTTGACCCGCATGAAGAACCAGACCCCGAATGTGGTGGGAACTTGGGGCACTACGCCCAATACCCGCACGACCTATGGTCAGGCTCGCGCCTCCTTGCAGCGCTTCCTCGCACCACCGGATATGCGTAATGTACAGTTTTCTTCCGATGCCAATTTGGCGTTGGTTGAGGCAAACGCTGCGTTGTTTAATCGCGGCCCGGAGGTAAGCGAGGAGTTTGCTGAGGGCGCAGTCGGCGAGTTTGCTGGCTTCGAGTTCTTCGAGAATCAGTCGCTTCCTGTCCATTTGAATGGGGCTGGCACTGGCTATCTCGTTAATGGCGCTGCGCAGACTGGCAGCACGCTGGCAGTCAATACGGGCACGGGCAATATCACTCGTGGCTCGATCATCACGATTGCCGGCGTAAATGCCGTTCATCCGATCACTGGTCAGACGCTTGGCGTTCCGCGCCAGTTCTTGGTTACGGCTGATTACGCAGGTGGCGCTGGCAATATTTCGATCCTGCCGGCGCTTATTCCGACGACTGCTAGCGTCATTGGCACCGTCACCGCATCGCCTGCTGCGGGTGCAGCCATTACCATTTTCGGCACGGTAAGCACCTCGGCTCGCCAGAACTTCGCCTACCAGAAGAATGCCTTCACGGCTGCCTTTGCTCCGCTTCCGGTGCTGGCGAGCTGCGAAGGCTATACCGCAACCATGCAGGGCATCAGTGTTCGTGTGATGACCTTCGGTGATGGTAAGGCTGATGTCGAGAACACTCGTGTTGACGTTCTCTATGGTGAGGCTGCGACGCGTCCCGATCATTCGGTTCGTATCACTCAGTAACATCCGTTCGGGCAGGAATGGACCGGGGGTTAGGGACAACCTTAACCCCCTTTTTTTTGAGAGGGCGATATGAAGGCAGGCGATGCGGTTAAACGGGCGTTAGGTCTTCTACGCGTTGTGGATGCGCAGGGATCGCCTGATGAGCTTGACATGGAAACAGGCATTCAACGCCTGAACGATATGATGAACTTGTGGGAGTCAGAGGGTCTTTCGCTTGGCTGGCAGAACGCCGTCTTGCCAGAGGATGAGCTACCCACTCCTGAAAACGCCAATATCGCCATTGTCTACAATCTTGCAGGCTATCTTGCTGACGACTATGGCGTGGATGTAGCGCCCAGGGTTGGCTTATTGGCTCAGGATGCCAAGAACACCTTGCAGGGGAATCAGGCCGTCACTACGGATCAGTTTGTTAGCTATGATGATTATCCGCGCGGCCAAGGTCAGCGCGTAGGTTATAGCTGGCGTGACGGTTATTACCGTTGAGATACGTCGAGCTACCATTAGCGGGTGGTTCCTACGCGGATGAAGCGCGTCCCTGGACGTCTCAGGAGACCATCAACTATCTTGTAGTTCCTGCCGAGCGCCCCGGCACCCGCTCCAAGGCGCTTATGCGTCAAGTGCCTGGGATGGTTAAGTTCTGCGATACCGAAAACAGTCCAGTTCGAGGTATGCATAACGCTGAGGGCGTATTTCTTGCTGTGGTGGGGAATACGCTATATCAGATCAATCCCAATGGGACATCCACTAGCAGAGGACATATCCCTGGGGTTGGCCGCGTTTCCATGGAGCATAACCAGCGACAAAGTGGTAATCAGGTTGCTATCGCCAATGGTATATCGGGGTATGTTTTTGATACCTCGAATAACTCGCTAGTTCAGATTACGGATGATGGTTTCCCCGGAGCTTTGAGCTTCGTCTACCTCGATAGCTCAATTCTAGGCATTGAGCCGGCACGCCGATTTGCCTTTTGGTCAGATCTTGCTGATGCCACAAGCTACAACACGCTCAATCAGACAGAAGCCGAAGCATCCCCGGATAAGCTTGTAGGTCAGGTCGTAACCCATGCCGAGTGGTGGCTCATGGGTGAGCGAACCATCGAGCCGTTCATTGACAATGGCGGTAATACTGGGACCTTTACGCGGCAACAGGGAACTATTATTGAGCGCGGCCTAGCCGCTCCTTTTGCCGTTTCTGTGCTAGATAACACAGTGTTTTGGCTCGGGAACGATGGAATTGTCTACCGAGCCACGGGATATACCCCCACTCGCATTTCAACGCATGCCATCGAGCAAGCAATCTCGCATAGCGACCTGACGAAAGCATTTGCTTTCATATATGAGGATCGAGGTCATTCGATCTTCTATTTGACCTTCCAAGACGGTAAGACATTCGGTTTCGATGTCAGCTCCGGTGAGTGGCACCGTCGCAAATCCAAGGGGTTAGATCGCTGGCGTATCAATGATTTAGTGAACTGGAACGGTGCTTGGTACGCCGGAGACTTCTCGAATGGTGTCATTTATCAGCTAGATTGGGACGCCAATAGCGAGAATGGCGAAGAAATGGAGCGGTCCCGCGTTCCCGGCGTGCTTGCCGATAGCGGAAACAAAATCATCGTCAACCGTCTTGATATCGTGATTGATACAGGTCACGTCTCCAAAGAACTGGTTCCAGGGTCAGGAGGTTCTACACGCTGGCAATCAGCCTTGTCTAAGCAATGGACCAATACCGGTAATAATGTCACATTGCCATTCTCTGGCACCGTAAGTGGCTCTTTGCTTCCATCGGTGGTCATGGCTCAGGCTCAGCTAGCCTCTTTACTTGCGCCGGGCGAGACGATCATTGGCGTCAGGGCTCAGGGTAATCTAACCGTAAGCGCCTTTACAGCAGGTTCCTTAACCTCCTTTCATTGGGGGGCGAATATCCAGTCGCAAGGTACGGTAGTAGGTTCTAATCCCATCACATTGGCTGAAACGTCCTGGGATGGGTCTGGAAATTTTTCCCTTGGAGCGTCGCTTATTGCGGGTGGTACTAGCATAGGATTCACTGTTTCCCAGTTAGATGTAAAAATCCAGTCACCAATCTCGCCTGATGTTTTAGTGGAATCATTCAACGAAACGTATCTCGACCTTCGCTATTCCAAGGACGGCGGCTACAACTGGTCGGACTGGCGAAAGATCAAGATGGGGAAGACGGGTAATTTCCTCAAGAAGCTGACCATATCCCGTCTTGGCATTGGTCGCGAATGGATGTTTGAAATTCGTGTAACAGATGACGTAAAAGCAGATATCATCGCCCTAAATGCAATGATTGAGCAGGCATCTTCATGAGTTTTCTTGTCGTAGACGACTTCTGCGAAGACCTTGAAAGGGTCCGACAGTCAGCCTTTGCGGCTGGCTTCGATACGTGGCGTCCCAATAAGGGCGAAGTGGGAAGTTCAGTCTATGAAGGTATGGGATTCTGGGGTGATCATGCGATTATGCTCAAATCGCTGACCCGATCCATGGGTGGAATAGTTCTTCCCAACACCCTTTATTTCCGTGTGACCAATGAAGGCATGGAAAGGGCCTATATCCATAGTGATCGAGAATCGGGAAACCATACTTGCATCTGTTATATGACGCAGCATGAGCAGGAAAGTGGAACGGCGTTCTTCATGCATAAGCGGACAGGACTTCGTTCGATGCCATCCTTTCAGGAGATGGCCGATATGGGCATCTTGGAGGAGATGAAGGAAGACATGGTTTCCCGAGACCCAGATAAATGGGTTCAATTGGACTATGTGAAGGGACTTAAGAATCGCGCTTTGATCTTCCACGCCCCATTATTTCATTCCCGCTTTCCTCTGGAGGGCATTGGAAGTAATCCTGAAACTGGCCGGCTAGTATGGGTGAGCCATTTCTATAAGCTTTCGCCGAACGGCGATCTTTTCTAAGGAGTCCGTGCGATGGCAGAAATTTGGGGTGCAGCTATTATTGCGGGTGGCGCTATCGTTGGTGGTGTCATGCAAAACAATGCTGCCGGCAAAGCCGCCTCGGCTCAGCAAAATGCCGCCAATGCTGCCATAGCGCAGCAGGAACTTAACTACAATCGAACGCAGACAAACTTGCAGCCTTACATGGATGCGGGGACAAATGCGCTTGCTCAGATGAATCAGGCCAATTCGGGGGACTACTCCGGATTTAACAACTCGCCTGACTATCAGTTCGCCTTGCAGCAGGGCATCGGCGGTCTTGACCGATCGGCGGCGGCCAAGGGCTCTCTTTACTCAGGTGGTCACTCCGCTGACCTTCTTAATTATGCCTCGGGCTTGGCATCACAGAACTATGGGAACTGGTATAACCGGCTTGCTGGCCTTTCTGGGCAGGGGCAGGCTGCGGCAAGCAATCTCGGCTCCATCGGCAACGGGCAGGCTGCGGCTATCGGTGGTTATCTGACGAATGCGGGCAACGCCGGCGCACAGTCAGCAATCAACCAAGGCAATCAGAACGCCAATTTGATCAATCAGCTTGGCGGAGTTGCCGGAAGCCTATTTGGTCAGCAGGGATCGCAAAACGCCTCATCCTACGCGCCTCCGGTAAGCGGGAACTCGCTGGGTGGCGGGATGTATAGTGGGCCTGGATCAACTTCTACCTTCTGGCCGGGGCAATAATCATGGCACAGGTCGTCAACGGGCAGCTTCTTCCCGATATCGCAGGATCGTTTAATGCGGGCTTTGACCGTTCGCAGCAGAATCGATTCAACATGCTTGCGGGCCAGGGTTTGGCAGGTAATCAGGACGCCTTGAATCAAGCTGCTCAAATCAACCCTATAGCGGCAACCCAGTTGCAAGGCATGGCAACGACGAACGCGGCCAATCAATATGGATTGCAGCAGCAGCAGCAGGTGGATAACCGCACTAAGCTGGGTGGCGCGGCTCGTTACATGATTCAGGCAATTCAGTCGAAGAATCCGGCTCAAATTGAAGGCGCATATCAGAACGTTCGCCCTCTGCTTGATGATGTTGCAAGGCAGCACAATATGCCGCCGCCGCCGCCTAATTTCACTCAAGATCAACTTCCTGGGATTTATCAGCTCGCCGCGCAAGATCCTCAGGAAGTTAACGGGCAATCGGCGGACTTCAAGGATTTTCAGGCTTTGACGGCTGCGGCTGGCTTGCAGCCTGGAACGAATGACTATCAGAAAGCGGCGGCTGTAAAGCTACGCCTAAGCAGCCCTGCGGCCACGGGGGGCTTTAGCTTCTCCAAGTTCACGGATTCTTCTGGTCGGGAACGATTGGTTCGCCAAGATCCCACGACCGGAAATATTGATGTCATGGATGAATCTGGCAGCTGGGCTCCTATTGGAGGCTCCGGTCAGCGTGGACAGCCGCGATCTAATGCCGCTACTCAACCCACGCCTGAACAGCTCATGGCGCAAGCTACCCAGATGGCAAATCAGGGTGGACCAAGCGCTAACGCAGATGCGGCGCAGCAATGGCTTGTTCAACAGCTAGCCTCACAAGGCCGTCAGCCCCAGCTTCCGAATGGTCAAGCAGCTATTCCACAAGCCGCCAATGGCCCGCAAGTCGTTCAGAATGCACTTGTAGGGCCTACAGCGGGTGATCTCTCCTATGCCAAAGAGGCAGGGCAGCAGCGAGCGACTACCGAGGCGCTTCCTACGCAAGAAGCCATCAAGACGAATGCTGCGATTGCCAAGTCTCAGGGCGAAGGTCAGGCTAAGGCGATGATAGAGAACTCCCAGAAGGCTGCTCAGAGCCAGCAGGATGCGCAGAAGACGCTCGCTCTGCTTGATACGGCAGAGCCTTTGCTTGGGCAGGCTGCGGGCGGCACAATTGCCCATCTCGGCAATGAGCTGGCTGGAGCAGCGGGCTATTCCACGCCTAGCGCTCAGGCTCAGGCTAAGCTCAAGGTTATTGCTGGACAGCTGACGTCCAGCGTGCCTCGCATGCAGGGTCCTCAGTCCGATAAGGACGTCCAGCTTTATCGAGAGATGGCGGGCGACTTGGCTAATGAATCGCTTCCTGTGCAGACACGTCTTGCTGCCTTAAACGGCATTCGTGGCTTGCAGCAAAAGTACATTGCTAATCCTATCGGCATGGGGATTGCTAGGCCTAATCAGTCTTCATCGTCCATCCCGGCAGCGGCCATCCAACTTTTGCGATCCAATCCACAGCTAAAAGCACAATTTGACGCGAAGTATGGGCCTGGGTCTTCGGATCAGGTATTAGGTGGCGGAAATGGCCGATAACAATCCCTTCGATCAGTTCGATGCTCAGCCTAAGAGCGCTATATCAGGGAATCCTTTCGATCAATTCGACTCAGCCAAGCCGCTTACCCCAGATCAGATTAATGCACATCTGAATGCAATCGATTCAGGTCCAGATTTTAATAACGTACAGAGTGCGGTTACTTCTACTGCCCCCATGACACGCGAAGGTCCTCCGCGAACTACAGCGGAGGATTTCGCCCGCGCACAACTGATGATGACCCGCGATCTGGCTCATGGCGCTGGATCTTTGCCAGGGCTTGTTCACGACTATTTGATTGAGAAGCCCTATAACGCAGCCGCCCAAGCATTGGGGTCAGATTCGCGGCTCGCACCAGCTAGCCAGCAAATTGACTATCTTCTACAAAAGGCCGGAATCCCAACCGAGGACCCTGGGTTACAGCCTCAGAACCGTGCCGAACAGGTTTATGGGGCTATTAACCGTAGTGTTGGTAGTGCCGCAACAGGCATAGGCATAGGTCAGGGTATTGCTCGTGCTTCTAATCCCACGATAGCTGCCATTGGCTCAACGCTGGCGTCAAACCAGGGCGCTCAGTTGCTTGCCGGAGGTTCGGCGGGGGCATCAGCGGACATAGCTCGACAGTCTGGCGCAGGCCCAACGGGACAGCTTATCGCTGGGCTAGCTGGCGGCCTTGCTCCCGGCGCATCTTCCTTGCTTGCTACGGGCGCGACTCAGGCTGCGGCACGCGCACTCCGTCCGGATGCAGCTCAGCGGCTTCTAGTGCAGAAGGCTTTGGCTAACGATATCCCTGTAAATGCCGCCCAGGCTAATGGCGGACAATTCGCCAAATACCTTGATTCAGCGACGGGTATTATTCCTCTATCAGGCGGGAAGGCTGGTCAGCAAGCAACCCAAGAAGCATTTAATCGTCAGTTGGGTCAGACGATGGGCATTGATACGCCTAAGCTAACTCAGCAGGCCTTTAACGCTGGCGCTCAAAGGCTAGGTAAAGCCTATGACACCGTTTTTAGCAGGAACAATCTACCCGTAGATCAGAGCTTGCAAAACAGCTTTAGCCAAGTGCTTGATCGTTCGGCATCTGCTGATCCTTCGATTCAGTCAATGATCAAGGGCTATTGGGATCGCGTGACTAAGGGCCTTCAAGTCGATCCGAATGGGAACGTCTATCTTCCCGGATCACGCTTTAAAGAGATAGATTCTGACATGGGTGGAGACCTAACCCAAGGTGGTGCTACGGCGAACTATATTGGGCCGCTTCGTCAGGTGTTTCGTGATGCCATGGCTAATAACATGTCGCCTAATGACAAGGCATTGCTAGACCTAACGAATAAACAATATGCAGCGATGAAGACGCTGGAACCACTAGTGGCTAAGTCCACAACAGGCGATATTAGCCCAGCCGGCCTGCTTGGAGCTGTGACAAAAAATGCGGCTTCAAAAACAGCTATGGCGCGAGGTAATCGGGGCGACTTAGGTGATTTGGCCCAAATCGGCCAGATGATCAAAGAGCCTCCTCAGTCCGGTACAGAACCACGCATGATGATCCGAAACCTACTTGCTGGTATAGGCAGTGCGGGTGGTGCGCTTGCCGGTGGTCATGTGTTGGGGCCATTAAACACGCTTGGTGCGGGCGCTTTAACATTGGCCGGGTCTCGTGGCATTCAGAATATCTTGCAGAATCCTGAACTCGTAAGGCTTATGGCCGGTGGTCAGGCGAACTATCAGAATGCTTTAAATAGGCTTGGGACAACGGCTTTGCCAACTGCCCAAGGCATACAGGCTAGTCAATGAAAGTCGATCTTTCGTCGTATGCGAATGACATCGATGGGTATGCCCAGTGCTCTGGATGCCGCTCTATCTTGTAGGTAGGAAAGTAGCCTAAGCTCGGCTGGCATACAGAGATTCAAAAGCGTTATAAGTACAAAGCCAAAGATGGCCCGGCATAGATAAAATGCTAGCCATAAGCAGAAAACCAGTCCTATCGTAAAAACTGTAGCAATCATCAGGGTTATCCCATGGCAGCCTTCCGCATTCTAGACCAAAACCCGGCCTATCTAGGTCTTCTAGGCCTTATTGCTGCTGGCGGCTCGCTTAACTTCTATGATGCCGGGACGACGACGCCCAAGGATGTATTCGGCGATGAGGCGCTCACCGTCAATAATGGTCCTGTGCTTGTCCTCGGTCCTGATGGGAGGGCGCAAGTAGACGTATGGGGAGATGGCGCATATCGCGTACGTCTATACGATGCTAATGCGACCCTTATATGGGATAGGGACGATGTTGAGATCCCTGGTGGCACTGGAACATCCATACCTTCACTCCAGGCAAGCAAATTTCTTACCAATGACGGCGCGCTTCTTCTTTGGCAGGCCATCATGCAGGTGCCCGATCCCACTGGGCAGTCTGGCAAGATCCTTGGTACAGATGGCGTAAATCCCCTCTGGCAGTCGATCTCATCGCTGAATATTCCAAGCTTCTCGGCAGTACCGGGTGGATTTCAGGCCGGTACGCTACTCATTCAGCTAGGAAGTGATTCACTCCCAGCATCGGGTACCGTCACCTCCGTCAAGGCAGTGACCTTCCAGACCGCCTTCTCAGCAGCTCCGTATGCTATTGCCATTGCTCAAGGTAATAGTCAGCCCGCTGGACCTGTGGTCATGTACCAGACGAGCGCTCCTACGGTTACAGGGGCCTCTTTTACAGGGGATATCGCCGAAGGCAATGCGGGTGGCGCGAACTTCACACAGCCAGCCCCGTTCCAATATATCGCCATAGGTACTAAGTGAGTTGAATACGCCTCAGCTACCTAAGCAAAGCGCCCCAGCCGTCTTTGTCGGCGGCCCTACTTCGGGCACGTTTCGCCCGGAGTTTTATCGTGCCTTGCAAGGTGTTATTAGCTCATTGGTTCAGGCCATTGAGCTAGCTACAGGTAATTCCTCTCAGATTGATGCTGTATTGCAACAGATACAGGTGCTTCAAGCGGAACTTGGAACATTGTTCTCATCCAACGGGAATGGTTTCCTAGCAAGGAACAACGGCAATTTCTCGCTTCATACGATTACCGGTCAAGCAGGAAACGTCACTGTTCTGAATGGGAATGGCGCTGGCGGTGACCCACTCATCAACCTAGCAACGGTGATGCAGGCTAATACAGGGACATTGCGCGCTATCACGCTGGATACCTTTGGCCGAGTTGTAGGCAACCGTGATGCGACCATCACAGGGACAACAGCCAGGATTACGGTTACCAATGGGAACGCATCGGCAGGTGTTCCGACGATTGATATCGCCTCGACCTATATAGGCCAGACGTCGATCACGACCCTTGGGACGATCACGACAGGCATATGGAACGGAACGGTCATCACGGCCCCATTCGGAGGCACAGGGCAGTCTTCCTATGTCGTTGGCGACCTCCTCTATGCCTCGGCGACGAACGCGCTTAATCGCCTTGCTGACGTGGCTACGGGCAATGTCCTACGTTCTGGTGGCGTTGGCGTAGCACCGGCCTGGGGCAAGGTCAGCCTAACCACCGATATCTCTGGAACGCTTCCTATTGCCAATGGCGGTACCGGGCAAACGACTTCATCGACAGCCTTTGACGCGCTAGCTCCGACGACTACAAGTCAAGATCTAATCGTTCGCGGCGCTTCCAGCAATGGACGTCTAGCGGTTGGGTCGAATGGCAATGTCCTAACCGTTGTAGGAGGAAATGTCACTTGGGCTGCGCCGGCTGCGAGTGGTTCGGTGAATTCTGTCGGCCTGTCAGCGCCGTCACAATTTACGGTGACAGGATCTCCCATCACTACATCGGGCACGTTGACGTTTGCCTGGAACGCGCAGGCTACAAATACAGTCTTGGCAGGACCTTCGTCAGGATCGTCAGCCGCGCCTACCTTCCGATCCTTGGTATCTGCGGATATCCCAGCCCTCGATTTCGCCAAAATAACAACGGGCGTAGTTCCTATTTCTCAGGGTGGCACCGGGCAAACTACGGCTAATGCCGCCTATAATGCTTTATCTCCCATGACAACCAATGGAGATATAGAATTTAGGTCTGGTGGGGTGGCTACTAGGCTAGGCATCGGAGCATCAGGTCAGGTTCTTACCGTAGTCTCAGGTGCACCTGCTTGGTCAATACCAACGCTAGATGTAGCAACCCTTTGGATGGTCGCATGAGCATTGTATTTCTAAGCACCACTGAATCGCTCCAAGTCATCTTGGATGCCGCGCCGGCTACGAACCAACTGCCTTGCGTACCTTCGTGGGCTGATATCGGCGGGTCGGCAGGTGGAGTTCCAGTTCTTACCAACGGAACTACGGCCGTTACTGTCGTTCCTTCGCCAGCATCAAACGTGGCTAGGGTTCTAAATAGCCTATCCATCCCCAATAGGGACACGACTACACGCATAGTGACAGTCAACAAAGTAGTAAGTGCCATCTCTTACCAGATCATACGCATATCGCTTCCTACTGGCTTCCAACTCTACTATGAGAATAATGGAGGCTGGCGTGTGCTGGATGCGTCTGGAAATTTTATTGAATCCGTCCAGGCAAACCAAGTTGGTACTTGGGCGGTCAATGTTACTCAATTTGGTGGAACTAATATAACTCTTGGGCAGAAGGTTTCTGCATCTTCTATGCCTGTAGTAATTTCTTCGGATCAATCCACAGTATCCGTTGCTCCGACTACTGGATCGGCAGGATTGACCGCCAGGGCATTTTCTACAGCGGCCCAAACATTCGGAACTAGCGCAACGAAGTTTGTTAATCAGTTTCAAATAGATTTTACAAACGTTACAACAGCTGGTTTAGTTTCTTTGAGAATACAGGATGGTACTGGTAATATTCTGTGGAGCTATGGACTTCCAGCCCTAACAACTTCATTTACTATGTTTGGAGCTTTCAGATTAGTAGATCTTGCGTTGCCATTAATTAATGGTGGCGTAGCTCCAAGCATTGTAAGTACGGCAAATGTTACAGCCGGTCAGATTGCTATAACCATTGGATATACATAAAGGATAAAATCATGGCTGATTCAACTCTACTTACAATGGCTTGGTTGACGGGAACAACTCCCGTTTCTTTGCCTAATAGCTTTCATGTATACAACATTTCAGCTATTCGTGCGCTCGCATCTGGTGTCAATGGAACGATTGGAACCAACATCATCATCAAAGATGGTGCCGGGGCAACGGTCCTAACGATTCCTGTGACCACCACGACTGCGCTTCTTGGTTCATATACGGGCATGGCGTGCGATGTTCCAGATTTCTATGTCGCCGTTCCTGTTCTTGAGACAAATCTCACCGCTCAATTAAGTGCCAATCTAACCTCTGGGCAAATTGGCCTAATTGTTGGAACAAACAAGGCAAATTGACGTCATGAATGATTCCTTTGCCACATTAGTTGCAGCCCTCTTACCCATAGGAGTGGCTGGGCTTGTTGGATGGATGGTCAAGATCAACATCGACCTGAACAAGTTCAAGCTGCATGTGGCAGAGGAATATGTTCGCCGTGATTCTCTAAAGGACTCTCTTAAGGAAATCAGGGACGAAATGCACGCCATACGCTCCGTCATCTTCGATATTGCCGGCAAAGTCGGCGTGAATCCTAGGAGGTAGTCGATGGATCTGGAACAGGGGGATATCGAGAAGTTCCAAGATGCGATCAATAAGTTCGGATTGTTGCTAGATAAACTACCAAATGGTAGTTCAAATTCAGAGATTCATATCAATGCTGGTGGTATCGGTATATGGCTATGCACTACGGCCTGTTTCGTTATGCTTGCCAGTATGGTAGTAGGTGGAGTTGTAGGAAGCGTATGGGTGGGACGTGAATTTAGTCGAGTCGACGGGATTCTGAAAGACCGAAAGGATGAGAATGACTCGATGAAGTCATACCTAGCCGCTATCTATGTTCAAGCACCACAACTCAAACCCAAAGACTCGGAAAAGAAGGAAACCAAGTAATGTCCGACGATCCAATCGTGATTTTAAACCCTAAGCCGCATGCCAATTCTCAGGTGGCTCAGACCCGATTAGGCTGGACTATTCAGCAGCCCGATGGCGCAGCTGCCGCCTGTGGCTTTGCCTCTTTCGGTGATGCGAATACGTGGCTTGCCGAAGTTCTTAACGAGAATTGACGCTTGACTCGGCCGAAATGGCTTCAAGAGGACATCAAGGCCATCAGTAAATGGTGGTCTACGCGCTTCATGAGCGTGGGAGCCATTGCGGCATTGATCGGTACCGGTGTGGCGTATGCCTCGCCGGGATACGTCTTCATGGATAGGCTGGGTAAGTATGGCGTGCCTTTCCTTGGACTTCTGTTCGTCTGCGGCGTACTGGCCCAGTTCTACAAGCAGAAGAAGCTTCGCCCACGCGAGGAAACCACCGATGGCGAATGAACCTCGTAAGCCGTGGCTAGGAATCGTTGGTGGTTCAGCCATCGCCATTGCCACGCTTCTCACGACCTACAGTGAGGGCGAGGTCTACAAGGCCTATCCCGACCCTGCTACACACGCAGCTCCCTGGACGATCTGCAACGGCCATACCAGGGGCGTCAAGAAAGGCGATACGGCGACCAAGGAGCAATGTGCGGCCTATCTGAAAGAGGATATGGCCGTAGCTGCCGCCACGGTCGATCGGTGCATCAAGGTGCCTCTTAATGTAAACCAAGCCGCCGCGCTCTACGATGCCACCTTCAATATCGGCCCTAGCGTGGTCTGTGGCTCGACCTTGCAGCGCCTAGCCAATGCCAGCGATCTGACTGGCATGTGTGCCCAGTTGCTTCGGTGGGACAAAGCCGCTGGCCGTGTATGGGCTGGCCTGACCACTCGCCGGATGAATGACGCCGAGCTCTGCAACTATCCAACTCAGGGGCAACCCTTGATTTACCCATCAAACTGGAAGGGTTCGCGATGAAAACGTGGATGCTCGAAGCGGTGCTAGCTTTCGTCATCGCCATAGGTCTATTCGCCTCTGGCTGGCATATGGGAGGCAAGCATGTCCAGACCCAATGGAATGCCTCAAAGGAGGCTATGCAGTCCGCTGTAGCAACCGTGCAGGCCAAACAGGCCGAAGTCACAACCCAGGCCGTCACCAAGTACGTGGACCGCGTCCAGACAGTCACCAAGCAGGGCGCAACCATCACCAAAACCATACCGGTATACATCCATGAAAAAGACGATGATGCTTGCCCTGTTCCTGCCGGTTTTGGCATCTTGCTCGATTCAGCGGCCACAGGTTCTAAGTTACCAGCCAATTCCGGATCAACTGGCAACCTCGGCTCGCCCGCTTCAGCCACTTCCTCAAGGTAAGTTGACGCTATCCATCATTGCTGACAGCGTCACAAGTAATTACACCACTTGTCGCCTCAATGCATCTCAACTGACCGCACTACAGGAATGGGTAAAGGGTCAGGCAGAAGCATCAAAAGGAAAGGCACCTATTTAGGTGCCTTTTTATTATCTTCCGCTGATCATGCCAACTATCCAATCGAAATATTCCACGTAGACGATTCTCCTTTTCCTAGCTCGGATCATCGCATCAGCATAGTGATATGCACCAGCCGCTACACCTTCCCAGTGGCCGCTATCTTTATCTACGCGGCATGTTGGATCTTTCCGAATCATTGCATGCATAGCTTCGATGGCTATCTTGTCTCTTAGCTTCATCACCGCGCCTCCCCGCGCTCAGCTGCCATGGCTTTGTCGATGGAATATTCCGGCCAAAGGTCCATGGCTTCATCAGCCTTGAGTTGATCCACGTACCCGGCAGCGATTAACGCATCGAGAGCGAATGCCTTGCGCGCATCCGCATCCCGCGCCGCATCGGGCTGAGGGTGGACGTAGAGCTCTTCTGCTCCATGCCCTGGTTGATGCCTGGGAAGGCCGTAGTAGACATAATGCTGCGTCCCATCGATGTTCCTTCCATCTGGATATCGAACGGCCACAGCCTCACCCACCAACTCACACGGCTGCGGTGCAGCTTCTAGCATGGCTTTGACTGCCTGCACCACAGAGTCATCAGATCCGTCTGAATCGTTCACGCCAAGCAGCTCGGCAATCGCCGAAATCGATTCGACCTTGCGCACATACGCCGCTTTGTAGTCGAACCCATCCACCCGCGACCCAGCCTTGTCGGCTAGGTGGGCGTCGATGGTTTGAATGCCCTCGGCCGCATCAGCAACGCTTATATGAATATGCGTTCCTAGCATTGATGTGACCTTAGCTTGAAAAAGAATGTTTCGCAGAGTCTCCAACGTCATCGCGCTCATGGTTTCTATACTCATATCCAATGACCCAAGCAGAAGGCAATAGCCATGAATATCAATGCTGTTCCGGCAATTGCCTGAAAGAATGCGCCTACTCCGAAATCGCCACTTCGAGAAGGCCAAACAAAAGTGATTACGCCAGCGATGGCAAGAACCATCGGGATCATCCACCAATGAAGTGTGATTGTCATCGAGCTACCCATGGCTTGGGTTCCTCTTGGCAGCATTGCATTTCGGACATGTTGCCTCACCTGTTCTAATATTGAATTTCCATCCGAGCTTTCTCGCATCAGCGCGGCAGGTTGAGCCAAGTTCAGCCGTAAATTCGTGGGGAAATTCCTCGAACTTGTGCCCACCGCGAGTAACCGACGCATAATCGTAGTTATCGCAGTACAAATGCAGTGAGTAGCAACCGGCAATCATCTCACTCCCCCTTGCCGTCGTGCGCGGCGATGAGCTTACCGATCAATTCGATGGCATTTCCCATGGCATCGTAAGCACTACTGATTCGATCAGATTGCATAAGGCGCTCCGCATTTCCAAGCATCTTCCACTGCCCTGTCTGATGCCGAGCAATGCTGATTTCCTTACGCAAAGCTTCCAACTTATCCACCGGCACGCTCGGCTGCGTGGGTTGTGGCGAGGTGTAGAGCGGTACGTCCACGTCTAAATGCTGCTTTCCGAAAACCGGCTGACGAGGCCCACCTTGCTTCAACTCGTCTAGGTTATCGGAGTTTATCCAGGCCGCCGGCTCTTGCTGCGCAGGCGCGATGGATTCGAGGGCGGCTCGCGCTTCTAACCAAACTGAGTGGTCTTTGCCCAAGTCCTCAACCTCTATATCGCAACGATCTTCGACCTCACGCCGGATGTTCCATATGGCTCGTGCCACATTCTCAATGTCGGCTTGAGTGCCCACCCTAGGCGCGACAGGCTTTTGCAGTTTGCCACAATCGTTACATTCAAAGCCTGTGTCTAGGTATCCGCCACAGTTCTGGCAGATGTCCTCATCTTTGGTTTCGGCAGGCTGCTCATTACCTTTATCCTCAAAAAGCAGGTTAATCGCTTGCTCGGCCCTTGCATATGCACGTTCGTATAGAGTCTTCCAAAAACTGCACATTTGGCATTCTATTTCAGGCGCTGAAGAATGTGAGCATGTGTATTTTGGTAAATGCCTCACCATCCATGTAATTAGTTCGATGTCGTGCTCATACGATTCAGAATCGATACCGTCAAGGACGTTTTGTGCCTCAGTATGCCATCCACCATCATGCAAATAAGAACAAAGAAGATCTTTGACGCGCTCCGCTTCCAGTTGTTCGCTGCTCATTTCTTTGGCGTCCTGAGTTTGGTTGTGGTGAAGCCGATGAAGTAGGCGCGTTTGGCCCATTCCAGCCAATGGCCTGATGTCTTGGTGTCTCGGCTCATTGGCATACCAACCGTCGCATCGCGCTGACCGCACGCCATGAAGAAAGCCTTACCGCTGCGGGCGCTCATTTCTTCACCTTGGCTAGGATGTCTTCGATGCACTGGTTGTATCCTTCGCGGCGATAACCTTCCGTGGTGCTAACGGCTAATCCAATTACATAATGTGCTGGAACCAAGCCCTCCACCACCAGCGGTATCGCGGCTTGGAGGGCTGATCGAACAAGCTCTCGATGTTTCTTCCTGGAGTACTCAAGCAGATACTGCCAATCCGGGTAGATCACGTAGCACGCAACCTCCACAACCTCATCGCTAATTTCCACGGCGGTCTCCTGGGTCATGGCCTTTGCTCTTTCGAAAGCTCGGAACCTTCTGGGAAAGCACGTTGAATGGGGTTTATTGAATCCCACTCGCCATGACCCAACATAGGCTTCCATTCCGGCTCGGAAGCAAACCAATGCCAATTTCCAGAGCGATCCATCGCTAGCCATTTGGCCCACTTTGGCGCGTCAACCCAGTTTGGTTTCATCAATCACTCCCAAAAGCTTGAGGTTAGTATTCGTTAGGGTCTGGAACATTGTATCCAGCCTGCGCAGCGCGACGTTGAATGAACTGGTAGAAGTCGGAGAACTCGGCGGTTGTCATGGTCGAGCTACGAATCTTGGGGACTTTGCATTTCTGTCCCATGACCTCCATGACCTCCCATCCGCCGTACTCCCCCTTAAAATATCGATGTAGATCTTCTGGATCGTTGCCGGTGGCTTCGGATAGCACCTTGTAGGCAACTCCGAACAATGCTCGATTCTGCTGATTGCTTCGGCTCTTACGGTACTGACCTACCGTGACCTGAACTTTCTTCCCCGGAAGCACCGTTCGCATAATATGCGCGATTCGCTCGACGGTTTCAACACGCTCTAAGAGTTTTTCGGATAGTACGAAAGTACTAGTCTCGGTAGCGTTTGACGATGTCATCTAGCTCACCTATGAAGTCATCCAGCCCCTGGCGTAGATTGCGGATATAGATTTCGTCTCGCTCTACCCGCTTGATGAAGATCGGTAGCTTAGGCCAGTAGGCTACGAAATCGCACCAGTCTCGCCCTGATACCATTAGCTGACCCTGTACCTGGGGGATATGCTCGGATGGCATTACACCGCGTTCTAGGACATCCAGCATGAGGTGAGGAGCTTTTGACTTGATCTCTAATAGGCCATTCTCTTGTATTAGGCTGTCAGGGCTAGCCCCGAACCTTCCACGCTTCATGAAACCAACTAGCTCCGGCTCTACCCCCTTCATGAAGGCATACATGTTACGAGCATCCGGCTCCATCACATGGCCGCGCTCCATATATCCGTTGGAGTAGCGTTCCTGTGGTTCGCCAGTTAGGATTTCCCCGGCCAGCTTGAGCATGTAGGTTCGGCGTGTCTTGCTTTCGTCACCACCACGGCCCTTAGCCATGACCGAAGCGAACTCAGAAGCTGTAACGATCCCTAGGCGAGCCTGAATCCACTCATCGGAACCCTGATCGCAGTCTATGATTTCCAGATCGGTCACTTGGACTTCTCCTTGCGGCGCAGGGCAGCCATGACTTCATCGAAACGCTTGGAAGGAATCGATGAAATAGCGTCAACCTTGAGCCAGTTCAGAAAGGCCTTTTTATCCGAATCCGTGGCATTAAGCATGTCGTTAATTAGGATTTCCTGAGCCTCTGTGATGCATTCCACGGAGCCACGGAAGGCATCGTCATCTTCACCATGGCTTGTTAGGTTGAGTAGTGCTCCTGCCGTGTAACGCTTGCCATAGCTGACACTGGATGCTACTGCCTGCACATCCGGCTTATTACCAGACTTGTCCGCAGGAAGCTTGATAGTCGTTTCCTCCCTATGGCCTGCCTTATGCGACAGAACGCCAGTGACGGCGATGCCATCAGAGAATTCAGTACGGAAGGTAAGGGAAAACCCATGCTTCGCTAGAACTGGCTTGATGGCCGCGTTCATGTCCTCCCAAAGTGCATAGGTATACCGGTTGGCTGCATTGCCTCGCTCACCAATAGAGGGAATTTCCGGCTGCATGATAGACATGGATTCATCGAAGGCCATCTTCGCCTTGTTGGCATCCATGCGTTCCTTCATGGCCATCAGACGTTCCAGCTTGTCGATGTCTACCGCAGGATCGGATGCGGCGCGGGAAATGATCGCCATCATCGAAGCTGACTCATCCTTCCCATTGTCTTGGATTGTCTGTAGTTCGGTCACAATTTCACCTTTCTTGATCTCTTGGAATTACACTTTGGGCACGTTGCGTTTCCAGTTATCTGATCGAACTTCCATCCCATTTTTCTTGCTTCTGATCGGCATTTAGAACCTTTCTCATGATTGAATTCATGGGGAAATTCTTCGAACTTATGCTCTCCCCTTTGTACGGAAGCTTGAGTGTAGTTATCGCAATAAAGATGAAGGGTATAACATCCAGCCATCATATAAATACCTCAGTGTGGCCATCTAGCTCGATAGAACCAATAGGCTATGACAAGTAGGCCAATGACTATGGCATCGACCTTAAGAATCCAGCGGAGAATCTGTGACCATGTGGGCCAGTCGCCGAGCGGAGTGTTCATTTGGATGTGTCGTGCGCGGCGATGAGCTTCACTTCATATTCGTCGCTTTCATCATCGGGCACTTTGGTCACGACATACCGCTCCTCCCACGCTTCTCGGGAGGCCAGCACAGTGAATTCCTGCCCCACTTCCATATGACCAACGATGGCTGCGTCATCGATGCATTCGTACCAGTTGTCACCATCGTTGGGAGAAAACATGTCAGCATCGGATACCGGCATGCTCGGCTGCGCAGGCGCGATAATGGAAGACATTTCAGAACGCGTCATCACTACCAGTCCAGACATATCGGCCTGTGAGAATGATCCGTCTGGATGCTTGACGTAATACGTTGGATACATTGGATGGCTAGTTGAACTAGCCTGCCAGTTCGAAACTAACCAAACTAACGCATCGCGCACGAGTTGCTTTGTTGGATGTGCCTGACCTATGCGATTCCAGAACGATTTAACAACCTCATCACTCACCACCCTCGGCGCGGCAGGCTTTTTCGGCTGGTCGAGAATGTGATCAATCATGCACTCGCAGGCCAGCTTTTCGGCCATGCGGCAGTCACGCCCGTGTTTGCATAACGGATCCGGGAGCGGCTTGGTAGCAAGCAACGCTTCGATGGCATCCCATTCCGCGCGGGTTATGCTGGCGCGCTCAACAGGCATGCTATTGCCACTAGCGAATTTAAGGCGTACCGCTTCCAATTGTTCAGTATTCACCACGTCACCCCAAAGATAAGAAAAACAGTAATTGAAGATAGTGCAAGAACGCCAAGCACTAGCGGCGTGTCAGCCTTCGACCCAATGCATCCGATAGCGTCAACGAACTTAGCCGCACGCGTATCTGACATCGCATCTCGAACCATCCGCTTAGCCACCAACGGCATCTGCTTGATGCGCGTCTCAAGCTCCCAGCACTCTGAGCATTGAGGCGATCCGGGGATTCCGCACCACTTGCAAGAAGTGTTCATGCAATGTCTACCTTAACGCCAAGACGCTCAAGGATCTTTCCGATTCGTTTGTGGTCACTCATTGAATAGCCATGGTTATAGACAAATGTAAGTTCGTTGATCATCTCACACACAAGAGCGCGAGCTTGATGTGCAAATTCGTCTCGTTCGCCCCTAAGATCATCTCCACTTTCAATTTCGTGCATGCGGATCATATGGTCCATAACAGCCAGCACGTCCACGCGTTCGGCGCTCATTTCGCTTCTCCGACGCGGGCGACTGCGGTGCGTTCAGGATTGGCACGGTCAATCGCTGTAGCAGCATCCTTGTCGGCATGATGAATATAAAGTTCTTCGCCGAACCTGCGGCAGCGAATGCCGGCCGCACGATATGCCATTATGCGATCCACTGCGGGATAGCTCATCCAAGCGATGTAATGCTCGCCGTTGATCGTTCTGTATGAATCGCACTGCCACTTAACGCCATGCTTGTTGCGTTGGTTGCGCACATCCACGCGTTCGGTCTGGTTGGTCATGGCGAGGCCTCCAGAAGTTCTTCTTCTGCATCCATTTCATCAGCCGCAGCGATCAATACATCAGCCATCTTGCGGGCTTGAGAGGAACGCATAGAGAAGACAAAACTCATGCAGCCCATGTGTTGTGAAACAACGATCAGCTTTCCAAGGCTGTCATTGGTGCTAGTGCGGACAGCCAAAGAGTTGTGATCGGTGAAGTCTTTTATCTCGACACGCATGCTCATCACTCGATCCCCTGTGCGTCAAAAATTGCCTCGTCAATCTCCCAATTGGAGCGCATCTTGTTGACTAGGCGTAGGTATCGCTCGCCTTCCTTGAGCCAGGATTCGAACTGTGTCGTTACCTCCTGGGCCTCTTCGTCAAGGTCGTCGGCTGCTGATTTCTCAGAATGCCACGGACGCGCTGTGAGGATCGCAAGCATACGACCCACATCCACGCCAGTGTCCTCAAGGAACTCTGTCCACGTCTTGGCATCCTGCTTGAGCAAGTCCAAGTAGAACTGCTCGGGATGGCCGTAGGCTTTGATGGCTTGCTTTCCGGTGTGGGTGTTCATTAATTGTTCTCCACACGAAAGAAGGTCATTCCATGCGTGCATCCGGCCCGACCCTCGATTTCAGCTTCTTTTGCAGTCTTTGCATTGACCACAAAAAAATCCAGGCAATCTTCGTCATTTAGATTCGTGTAGCTGTACCAGATGCGATAGCTGTTCACTTTGCCTTCCCCGTCTTGGTTGGTGAGGTGAATGTACGCCCATCAAATTCCCTTGTCAATACATCTTGCGAAATTATTTTGCATGTTGTATTGTTCAGCCACATCAACCGGAGGAAGTATGAAAACTGACCCAACCCGAGCATACCTAAAGCGGAAGATTGACGCTCTAGGCGGCATAGTCGAGGCATCTAAGGAATACGGGGTACCGTATTCGACCCTGGCGTCAATCCTAGGCGGATTCCGCCCTATGGGCGAGCTAACCATTAGCCGCATCAAGGATGCCGACCCATCGGTCAATGTGGACCGTCTGAGAGCCATGAAGAGCTATAAGAGGACCGAATCATGAAACCAGATTGGAAAGAAGCTCCCGAATGGGCAAAATGGCTAGCTATGGATGGAGATGGCTATTGGGGATGGTACGAACATAAGCCAGAATGGGATATTGAGTCCAATCAATGGATGCTTGCCGAAGATACGCCGGTGGATTCTCGCTATAACAACGAAGAGTACCGTGAAGAATCGGGAATTGACTGGGGTCACGCCTTTGACACGCTGGAATCTCGCCCATGAACACCATCGACCTACGCCAGTGGGACAACCATCAGCACTCGTCAAGGATCAATGAAGACGGCTCTATCGAGCTACAGGACGGCGAGCTGGCTGAGCTTAGGGCCAAGCTGTGGCTTGCGGAGAACTGTGGGCAAGCCCCTAGCTTGGAAGGCATCGATATGCGGAGGATTAAATGATGTACCTGAATGACTGGAAAGAAAGTGGAAGGAAGGGTGTTCTTGATGATTTCAACGAATATGGAAAGGATGTAGATTTCCTAGAAGGATTTGATGTTCTCTTAGCTTCCTACATACAAGAATCGTATGAAGGTTATGCCTTTCTTCTTCTTCGAAAAGGAAGTGAAATCTACGAGATTAACGCCTCTCACTGCTCATGTTTCGGCTTAGAGGGACAGTTTCAACCCGAGGAAACTACTGTAGAAAGCATGCGTCATCGGTTAGATGAAGGTAGTTTTGGCACAGACTATCGGGGCGTCAATGAATTCGCCGATGAGCTACGTGAGGTGCTGGACAGGATAGATACATTCTCATGACCACAGCAGCCGAGAAACGTCACATGTCGCGCGTGGCTGATCTTCCGTGCGTGATCTGTGGTGTAACGCCAGTGGAGCTACATCATGTTCGGGAGGGGCAAGGGATGTCTCAGCGGGCTAGCCATTACCTAGTGGTGGCCCTGTGTCCAGAGCACCACCGTGGAGGTACGGGACTGCATGGTCTAGGAACGCGAGGCTTCTACACCCGCTACAAGCTTGAGGAGCTAGATCTCCTAGCAATGACCATAGAAGCACTTAGCAAACATTCCTATTGAGGAGAATCGCATGACCCGGTTTTATGTTGGGCAGAGGGTGAGAATTAAGTGGTCGTATTCCTGGCCTGAATTGGCAGGAAAGCAAGGAATTGTAACCGGGTTTGTTGACAAGATATCTCCGATATCCGGTTTGAATTGTGAATACGCTGTCACACCAGATGGATACGAATCAAATCGTCTACCCCATAAGAATTCCAAGACTGGGTTCCATCGTTTCTGTCCGAATCGAGATCAACTCGAACCCATCACCGACACCTACGACAAGACGTCATGGGATAAGTGCGTATGGAAACCGGAACAATTGAGGACTGAGGCATGAGTGATTGGCGAACTATTGATAGCGCGCCTAAGGATGGGACATTCATTCTTTTAGCGCATCGTGATGGCGTCTCATCCGGCTACTTTGACTTCGACTGGATGCTTGGAGAGGCGGCAGGATATGACGGAAATCATCCGATATGGCTTACGCATGTAACCCATTGGATGCCACTACCTAATCCGCCGGAGACGACATCATGACCACATGGCTAGACATGAAGGATGCGCCTAAGGGTGGCGATTCTGAATTTACTAATGACCCAGATTGGGTTGATCCTCCTAGAATTCTTCTTCTTTTTGAGCATGGTGAAATTAGTGTTGGCCATTGGGACAGATACTATGCCGAAGGAGGCGGAGGTTATGAAGGTGGTGAGGCTTGGATAGAGCCAGTTTCAGGTGAGAGGCTAGATATGCATTATGACCCACCTGTTGGATGGATGCCTCTACCTGCCGCTAAGGAAAAGTCATGAAACTCTACCTCCTAACCCGAGATGCCGATGAGGATAAGCGAGGCATCTACGACTGCTATCACGGATTCCTCATCCGTGCGTCTAACGAAATCAAGGCCCGTAGCATTGCCGCTAAGCGCCATGCAAGCGAGGGCGAGAACGTATGGCTATACGAGGCCAAGTGCGTTCGACTTCTCGATGACGGCGCTGAGGGCATCATTTTTGACGACTTCCAAGCGGGGTGATTTGTGAGCTATGCAATTGAAGATCTCATTAAAAGACATCCAGAGGTCCTAGATCAGGACGGAATGATCCATATCATCATGGATGCTTTTGCTTGTGGCTACTACCAAGGTGCTATTGACTATTTGCAGTACGAAACGATGGAGAAAGGAGAGCCTGAAAGCTCTGCTAGACATTGGGCTAAGACATGGCCTTATGAGGGCGAAGCGGATGAGCGATTCATAGGAATTGAAGGAAACAAATTGTTCGACTAGGAAAAATTCCTATAGGAAAGATTCCTAATTTTGAAATTTCAAGGGCGGAAGTCATGTTGAGATACGAAATAACGCGGGAGCATCTTGAGCATTGTCTTGCTATGGATGACATCCAAGGCTCTGACGATATCGGAGTCGCCGGCCTATTCGATCCATGGACATACATCATCCATGACATCTATGGAAGCTATTCCAGTGAGTCTGATGACCTGATGATCGAGTGCATGGAGGCCTGTATGGATCACCGAAATCATGAGCTTTTACAGAAGCATGGTTTCGCTGCTGAGCTTTGCTTATACATCTTGGCAGGACACGGGCTAATCGAATATGGAACCTCTCCTAGGAGCGGCTGGCCTATGTTCAAAGACCTACAGCCGGCCCTAATTGCCAAGTGGAAACGTTACGCTGATGCGTATTGGGGAAGTTCAACGAACTGTTCCACAGGGTCTTGACGGAAGTTTCATGCTATGGCAATTTGGTTGTGCAATTCTTGCACCGACCCCCTTACCCGGAAGTCATGAGCCGGGGACAGCCTGAACCAGCAGGTTGGGGAGTCAACTAACTGGCGCACTGGAGTTACCTTAATTGGCACACCAATGGTTCCGTCTATATAGCGAATTTGCTGCTGACCCGAAGGTTCAGAGCATGTCCGAGGCTATGCAGCGAAGGTTAGTTATGGTTCTTTGCATGCGTTCCAGTAACGTTCTTGAAACGTTACATGAGGATGAAATATCTTTCTTCTTGCGCCTAAGTGATGCCGAACTTGAGGAAACCAAACGACTTTTTGTCCGTAAAGGATTCATTGATGAGGCGTGGCGCGTTCTTAATTGGGACAAGCGCCAATACGCCTCAGATTCAAGCACGGAGCGGGTTAGGCGGTTTCGGGAGGCCAAGAAAACCTCTATTGAAACGGAAGGAAACGTTTCAGAAACACCCCCAGAGACAGAGACAGAGACAGAGACAGACTCAGATACAGATGTTCTATCTAACCCTAACGGGTTAGAAGTCGGAAAAGATTCCGACGCATCTCCACCAAAGAAATCGAACTGTCCAGTACAGAAAATCATCGATCTGTACCATGAGATTCTTCTGCCTGAGCTTCCAGCGGTCGAGAAGGTAACCAAGACCAGGGAGGGGTATATCAGGCAACGATGGCTGCAAGACCTACAGGAATTAGATCACTGGAGACACTACTTCCAAGACGTAAAGCGGTCCAACTTCCTGATGGGCCGGATTGATGGAAGGGACGGTAAGCCACCATTCCGCGCGGATCTGGAATGGCTAACAAGGCCGGGGAATTTCACTAAAGTAGCTGAAGGTAAATACCACCGATGAACGACGATTATTTCCCCAGCAAATCAAGCTTCCCTGCTAAGTCTAGAAAGTACGCAGGCGAGGTTAATCGAGCTTCTGTGGAAGCTGCGCCTAAGCCAATATGGTGTGGCGTCGAAACATGCCTGTCTGTATGGCATCCGCCAAAGGACGAACATGCCGGATATTACACGCGAGGTTACGCGGATATAGCTGTGCATCTTCCTGATCGTACGATCTACCGATGCCAGAAGTGCTATTTCGATGCCTTAGAGAGTGCAGGTAAAACGCAGATGCAGGTAGCAGAAAAACAGAGCGCTATCGTGGAAGAAAACACATTGCGTCGAGATGCAAAGAATGCCATTGATAACGGGATGGTGAAGTGATGAAGCCGGATTGGAAAGACGCTCCGTATTGGGCTGAGTATCGAGCCATGGATGGAGATGGAGTTTGGCGATGGTGGGAATTCCAGCCAGAAACAAATTTCTTAGATTGGCCTGGTGAATGGTGCAAAGGAGGTAGGACGGAACTTTGCTGTATGCCTGAGACTATATGGTACGAATCCTTGGAAAAGCGCCCATGAAACTCGAACCACTATGGCATCGCATCCTCTCGGCACTCAATCTTGGATGGTTCACATGTAGGCAGCTAGCAAAGATGCTTAGCGTAAGCGAGATATCCATAAGCAAGTCGATCCATAGGCTTCTTGACGATGGGTTGGTTCATGCCTATGGCAAAAAGAAGGTTAGGTATGGAAGGCCTCTTAAGGTTTGGGGGTTGGCACCATGAGCGCTACAAACGCTATGAAGGCACTCCTGCTCGTGCAATATGCTATAAACCGCGACGAGCACGTACTGATGTCTGAGGTAGTTCCTAAAATCATGGAGCAGCAATCCTGTCGGCGCGCCCAAGCATTTCGCCTAGCCCGTAAGGCTTTCGACGTATTGTGCATAGACTACGATGGTGACATGGTTAGGGCGAAGAAAGACAAGATGCGTGATAGACGTCCAGGGGAACGAATTGCGTAGAGCGGCCAAGATTGATAGCAACCACTCTGAGATAGTCGATGCCCTACGCCAGTGCGGAGCATTCGTTACTAGCTTGGCTGCGGTAGGTAAGGGATGTCCTGACCTACTTGTAGGTTTCCGTGGCCGTTGGATGCTTATCGAGGTCAAGGACGGCGATAAGTCGCCATCAAGGCGCGAGCTAACAGACTGGCAGAAGTACTTCCACGCCCAAGCCTTCACCGTAGGCTGCGGCGTCCACATAGTTAACAGCGTCGATGAGGCTATCGCGCTGTTGAGGGTCGAGTAATGAAGCCGAGTTGGAACGATGCGCCGGATTGGGCGAATTGGCTAGCAATGCAGCCCACAGGAGATTGGTATTGGTACATGACTGAGCCTTTCGTAGAATCAGTAAGCCAATATTTCCAAGCTAACGAGTTCCCCATGGGGTGTTTCGCTAAAAGTGAGCTTGAAGACCATGAAATAGAAACTGATGAAGATGGGATGCCAGTTTACAAAGTAGAACTTTCAGGCTTCTCTCAAACAAAGGAAAGACGGCCATGACCCAACTAGCCTACCGCATGGGATCGCTATCGCAGCGCGCTATGCTGTGCCATAGAGGGCATCATGAGACGAGGGAAGTTTGGTCATGGAAGGATTTTCAAGATTTATATGGGGGATTTGAGATGAGATGGATTCTAAAGGGTAAGAAATGCAAGCACTGCGGG